TGCTTCAGACAAAAGTAGAGATTCAGAGAAGTCTCGTCTGGTTGCCCCTGCTCTCCAACAAGCAATTGAAGCTACTGTTGCAGAGTTAGAAGAAGCTACGTTTGGTCGTAGCCGTTGGTTTGACCTTAGTGATGATTTCTTAGATACTAATCCTAATGAGTCTCTATATATACGTAACCTATTACATGAAGACCTTGAGAAGGCGGGTGTTAAAGACGCTGTAAACGAAATTTTACTTAACGGAGCTATTTATGGTACTGGTATTGGTAAGATTATTACTGAAGAGAAGACAGAAATTAGACCTGTTGAAGTACCGGTAGAAGGAACACTTACTACTGAGCGTACGGTACAGGAAACAACAGTCGTAGATGTACGTCTAGAAGCAGTATCTCCTAAAGAGTTCGTTATAGACCCCTCAGCTACTACCGTTAAGGAAGCTTTAGGCTGCGCACATATCGTAACTAAGCCTAGATACCAGATTATTCAAGGTATTGAAGAAGGTGTCTACGAAGATAAGGTCTTAGGTAGCTACGAAAGGCAAGATTTCGGGTTTGACGATGAGAATTCAGGCATGGTGTCTGAAGACGATAAGGTCAAGATTATTGAATATTGGGGTCTTGTACCAGAACGTCTACTTGACGGCAAAGGTAACGCTAACGATGACTTCGATTACGAGTCAGACAAGCTAGTTGAGGCAGTTGTAACGATTGCCAACGACTCTGTACTACTAAGAGCGTTCAGAAACCCGTTCATGATGCAAGATAGACCGTTTGTGTCTTACCAACACGACACCGTTCCGAATAAGTTCTGGGGCAGAGGCGTGGCGGAGAAGGGATACAATCCTCAGAAGGCTTTAGACGCGGAACTACGTGCTAGAATCGACTCATTAGCCCTAACTACACACCCAATGATGGGTCTTGACGCTACACGTCTACCTAGAGGTGTTAAGTTCGAGGTTAAGCCGGGTAAAACCATCCTTACTAACGGTGACCCACGTTCTGTACTGATGCCTTTGAACTTTGGACAGACAAACAACTCCACATTCACTGAAGCTGCGGAACTAGAGCGTATGATTCAGATGGGTACAGGTGCTATGGACTCTCAAACGTCTTCTAACGCCAACCCACGTAACTCAACAGCTAGTGGTATGTCTATGATGCAAGCTGCGTCTATTAAACGACAGAAACGTACGTTGATGAACTTCCAATCTAACTTCCTTATACCGTTTATTAACCAAGCGGTGTGGCACAAGATACAATTCGACCCATTAAGATACCCAGCTACGGACTATAAGTTTATTCCGTACAGTTCTCTTGGTATTATGGCTAAAGAGTTGGAACAAGCACAGATGATACAGATGTTGTCTATGATTCCACAAGGTTCTAAGGCATTTGGTGTCTTATTGTCTGCGGTGTTTGATAACTCATCGTTACATAACAAGGCTGAGTTACTTGCTGCGTTACAAGAGATGAATCAGCCACCAAGTGAAGCTGAACAGATGATGTCACAGCTACAAATGCAGAAGGTACAGCTAGAGAACGCACAAATGCAAGCTGACGTAGAGAACACAATCTCTGAAACACAACGAAACATCCCAGAAGTAGAACACCTTAAGTCAGAAACCATCCTTAACCTAGCAACTGCACAGTCTAAGACATCAACTATAGGTGGAGCAGAGGCTTTAAAGGTAGTTAACGATAAGAATGACTGATAAAGAAATACTAGAAGACAGAATAACACTGTGCCAACAAGGTTCGTGGATTGTCTTCAGAGAAGAACTGGTAGCTATGTCGGAGTCTTTAGAAAAGATATACGACATTGAGACTGAGAAAGACTTGTTATTCCGGAAAGGACAGGTGAGTATGTTAAACATGTTCATCAACCTTGAAGACAGTAGCAAGATAGCGTTGGATAATCTAGATAACTAGCCCCAACATTTTATAACTCCATAATCGTAAAAGACGGAGGCACTATGGTAAGTAACATCGTTGACCCAGTAGATGAGTCAGAGCAAGAAGTAACAGAAACAATAGGAACTGAAAATGAAGGAAACACTGAGGAACATAAAGGAGCTTTTGAAGCTAGCAATGAAGACATTGTTGAAACAGCTGACGGAGAGTCTGAAGTTACTGAGTACGAACTTCCTACAAAGTTCCAAGGCAAGAGCGTTGAAGATATTGTCGGTGCTTACGAAAACCTTGAGAAAGAACTAGGTCGTAAGGGACAAGAAATTGGCGAGCTTCGTAAATTGTCGGATGACTTCCTCAGACAACAGGTAGCTGATAAGCAACAAACGACCGCGGAGAATGAACCGGTTGACTTCTTTGATAACCCAGAGGCTGCAGTCTCGAAGATATTAGAGAACCATCCACAACTTCGGGAGATGAAAGAGCAACAACTGTCTTCAACAAGGACAGCTACTCAGAAGAGTCTTGAAACAACACACCCTGATTATTTGAACATCGTACAAGACGGCGGTTTTCAGGATTGGGTAAATGAATCTAGGTTCAGAAAAGAACTGTTTAGACAAGCTGATAGTTACGACTTTGACGCTGCAGACGAACTCATTAGTACATGGAAAGAACGACAAATGATTTCCAAGACTAAAGAGGTCAACGCAGACAAAGAGAAGAAACGACAAGCGGGTCTCAAAGCAGGGAAAACAGAGTCTAGGTCTTCCGTAGAAAGTACGGCAGGTAAGAAAATTTACCGTAGAGCAGATTTAATCCGCTTAAAACAAACAGACCCATCTAGATATGCAGACTTGGCTGATGAAATTGTCCAAGCCTACAGTGAAGGAAGGGTTAAATAAAATAATATAATATACAGGAGTATAAAATGGCGTTAGGTACTAACCACCAAACGACTACTACTGCTGCAACTTTCATCCCAGAACTATGGTCTGATGAAACAATTGCTGCGTACAAGTCAAACTTAGTTGTTGCTAATTTAGTAACACGTTTAAACCACAAAGGCAAGAAAGGTGATTCAGTTCACATTCCTAAGCCTGAACGAGGCAATGCAAATGAGAAAGGAGCAGGTCAAGTAACCCTTCAGGGTGATACTCACTTAGAAGCTAATATCTTAATCAATAAGCACTATGAATACTCAGTGATGATTGAAGATATTACAGAAGTACAGTCTCTTAGCTCACTACGTAAGTTCTACACTGATGACGCTGGTTTTGCACTAGCGAAGCAAGTAGATACTGACCTATTCACAGCTGGTCAAGCTCTGAATGGTGGTTCTTTCGTAGATGGTGCAGGTGCTGCTTGGTCTTCAGGTACTGCTGCTGACATCACTGACGCGGGTATCCGTGCTATGATTCTTACACTTGATAACGCAGATGTTCCTATGGACAATCGTGCTTTAATTATCCCACCGGTAGCTGCAAGTGACCTTCTAGCTACCCCTAGATTCACTGAGCAACAGTTCATTGGTTCTGGCGATGCAATCAAGACTGGTAAGATTGGTCAAATCTATGGTGTAGACGTATTCGTATCGTCTAATTGCCCTACGACTGACTCAAGTGCTAACCGTGTAGGTATGTTACTGCATAAGGACGCTCTTGCTCTAGTTGAGCAGGTTGGTGTTCGTTCACAAACTCAGTACAAACAAGAATATCTTGGTGATTTGTACACTGCTGACACTATTTACGGTGTTGGTGAGTTGCGTGATTACGCAGGTGTACCTTTCAAGGTAGCAGCTAGTTAAAGTTAGCTAAACCACAGCCCCATTTGCTTAGGTAAGTGGGGTTTTATTTAGTTAATTTAGGGGTTGCTTTAAACCCCGTTATATGTTATAATAGAGGGTAAGGGATGCCGATATACAAATATGAATGTACTGAGAAGGGTCACGAGTTCACTGATATGTGTTCTGTTTCGGATAGGAAGAAGGAGCGTCCTTGTACTCAGTGCGGTGGTGTTGGTATGTATAAACCCACTTTTGAAGCATCGTTTCAATACGGAAAAGACTACAGCTCTTTCGCATCTGATGCCTCCCGCTGGAGAAAAAGAGAAAACCACAGACTAGGGAAGGGCTAATGCATAGTATTTGGGAAGACTCATCAAGCACGTTAGAGTTAGACACGTTCAAAGAAAAGATACGTACGTTGTATAACTCTATTCTTGAGAAGACATACAGAAACATTAACCCAGCAGCCTCTCCAGAAGAGATTGCTATGTATGTACAAGAAAACACACTACAGTTTCCTGATGAACAGGTAGAAGAAGACGGTGAAATAGACGAGCTAATGGAAATGTTAGACTCGATGATTCCGTCTGATGACACACAACCAGCGTCTGAAATGGAAATGGAAGATTCACCTAAAGAACATACAGGTGAACAACTACAATCTAAGACACACGAGAAGGGTGAAGAGATTCTAACCAAAGAACTTCAAGATAAGATGGGTGGTTTGTTTAAGACCCATACAGATGAACGTAAGGTGGTTCGTAGTAAGAAACCAGAAGACGTTACATCTAAACCTCTACGTAGAAAGGCACTAGATGAACACTTGGTTGTCTATAGTCCTTTAGTAGAAGAGTTTAAGGAAGAACTAAAAGGAATTAACGCCCGTAGAATAGCGGGTCTTCAACAGTTTAGGAAGCTTCTGTAGTGGCTAAGAAGACACGAATTGACAGACGAGGTAAGATACATTCCTTAGTTAAACCTAAGAGACCAGCACAGCCTCATCATTGGAAGAAGGCTAAAGCCATCGGTATGTACCTTAACCGTAGACAAGCACCTGTTGTCTTAGAGCAACAATATTTAATAACAGAATCAGGTGACTTCTTAACAACAGAAGCAGGTGACTTCTTAATAGTGGAGCTATAAATGGCAAATGTAAAGATAAGTGAATTAACCAGCAAGGCAGTACCGGCATCCGCTGATGAGATAGTTCTTGTTGATTCGGTAGGAGGAGCTTCTAAGAAGACTACAGTAGGAGCTTTACCTTCAGGTGAAAACAACAGAACATTAGACGCAGTACCTACAAACGGTAACACAGCTAACTCAGTAAGTTCAGATGGTGTCTTTGATGCTCTAGCTACTAAGTCTGATACTACACATAACCACGATAGTTCTTATTCAGCTACTGGACATAACCACGATAGTTCTTATTCAGCTACTGGACATAACCACGATAGTTCTTACGCTACTACTGCTCAAGGTACAACTGCTGATAATGCTCTACCTAAAACTGGTGGTGCTCTAACAGGCGCTGTTACAACCAACTCAACCTTTGATGGACGTGATGTAGCTACTGATGGTACTAAACTGGATGGGATTGAAGCTAGTGCTGATGTAACCGATGCTACTAATGTAGCAGCATCTGGCGCATTGATGGACTCCGAGGTAACTAACCTAGCTCAAGTTAAAGCATTTGATAGTAGTGATTACGCTACTGCTGCTCAAGGAACTACCGCAGATGCAGCACTACCTAAAACGGGTGGTACAATGACTGGCGCTTTAGACTTTGGTGATGACGTCAAAGCTAACTTCGGTGCTGACGATGACTTACAGATATATCACGATGGCAGTAATAGTTATATTGATGATACAGGCACAGGCGCTTTATTTTTAAAGACAAATGGCGCAGGCGTTTTCCTTTACTCAGGTTCTGAAGCGTTAGCGACTTTCAATCTAAACGGTGCATCGAATCTTTACTACGACAATTCACTAAAACTAGCCACAACCTCATCAGGTATTGATGTTACTGGAACAGCAGTAGCTACAACCGATACCGATACCTCTAACACAGGTTCAGTCACCCTAGACTTTGGTACTAATCAAAACTTTGTACTGACGTTAACTGGTAATGTAACTTTGGCAAATCCATCTACAGAGCAAGTAGGACAGTCTGGCTTTATCACATTTATACAAGATGGCATAGGCTCTCGTACAGTTTCTCTTGGTGCAGATTATGAAACTGCTGGAGGTGCTGGGTTGACACTTACTACCACAGCTTCCGCAACCGACATTGTTCCTTATGTCGTGATTGCCTCAGGAAGAATTTTATTGGGTAAACCACAACTGGCTTTCGCATAATGGCTTTCGGTTCTTCACAATGGATATATGACGCAGCCACAGACACAGGCGACTACGACATCCCCAACTCGTTAAGATTTAATGACGATGATTCTGCTTATCTAAGCTGGACACCGAGTAGTGCGGGTAATCGCAAGACTTGGACTTGGAGTGGTTGGGTTAAGATAGGTAATACCAG